CAGGTGCAATGTCAACACAATTTGGCAATACAGTTAACCAAAGCATTGTAATGTCACGTAAAGAATCATCACCATTTACTAATACACTTTGTTGTATTAATAAAGTATGGACCGCCAAAGCAGAATCACCTATGGGACAACCAAAGATGATGAACAAAGGTGGAATGGCAATGTGGTATGATGCAACATTTGTAGTTACATTTGGAAATGTCTCTAATGCTGGTACATCTAAAATTAAAGCAATTAAAGGTGGTAAGCAAGTTGAATGGGGTAAAAGAACAAACTTACAGATTGATAAAAACCATGTTAATGGTATGCAATCAAGAGGTAAAATTGTTATGACAAACCATGGTTTTATCCAAGATACAGATAAGGATAAAAACAACTATAAGAAAGAACATTCAGATGAATGGACTAAAATCTTAGGTGGTGGAACATTCAAAATTGTAGAAGACCAAGAAGATGTAACCCCTGTACTTTACGACGTACAAGACTTATAAACAAAAAACATGAAACACAAAGAGTTATTTAATCTTCTGGATGATATCCAAGAAGATCAGGAGATCCCTACCCAAAATAGACACGATAGAGTATTAATCTTAGATGGTTTAAATTTATTTTTTAGGAATTTTGCTATGATGAATATGGTTAATCCTGATGGAGTTCATATTGGTGGGTTAGGAGGATTCTTTCGCTCTTTGGGTGCTATGATTAGACAAACAAATCCAACTTCTGTTTATGTAGTATTCGACGGAGCAGGTTCAACAGTAAATCGTAAGAACCTGCTCTCCGAGTACAAGGGAACAAGAAATTTATCTAGGATTACTAATTGGGAAGCATTTGATAATATTGAGGAAGAACATGACTCAAAAATTGATCAAATTGTACGTATAATACAATATCTAAAGCTATTACCTGTTAAAACCACCATACTCGATAAAGTAGAAGCTGATGACATTATAGCCGTGTTAGCTGAAAAATTAGTAGAAAAACATGATTCAACTTGTTTTATTGTGTCTAGTGATAAGGATTTTTTACAGTTAGTAACTGATAAGATTATTGTTTATAGACCAATGGAAAAAGAGTATTATACTCCTAAAACTGTAGAAGAAAAATTTGGTTTAAAACCCTCTAACTTTATTTTACACAAAACATTATTAGGAGATAATTCAGATAATATTCAGGGTATTAAGGGATTAGGTGCAAAAGGTATATTTAAAAAATTTCCTGAATTAAAAACCCATGATTTAACTTTAGATGATATTTTCGACATATCTGCTAGGAAGTTCAAAGACCATGTTGTATATTCCCGCATTGTTCAAGAACAATCTAGGATTGAAACTAATTACAAAGTTATGGATTTAAGCACTCCAATGATTGATGATAGAGGAAAAGAACATATAGATAATTTAATAACTGAAGATCTACCTGATTTTAACCCTGAAATGTTTATTTCATTTTACAATGAAGACAAACTAGGAGGAATGATTAGAAATTTAGATTCATGGTTAAAAGATATATTTGCTCTATTTCCAACTTATGAAAAATAAAAAGGTTATAAATGACATTAAATAGCATAAATCAATACGGACATGATTTTCAAATCAAAGTATTATCATCTCTGTTAACTCATAAAGAATTTCTTACTAATATTCATGATATTATATCAGAAGAATATTTTGAAAATCAGGCACAAAAATGGGCGATTAAAGAGGTACTTAAATATTATGATAAGTACCATACTACCCCCTCATTAGATATATTAAAAGTAGAATTACAAAAAGTAGATAATGAAGTATTACAAATCTCAATTAAAGAACAACTAAAACAAGCATTTGTTACCTCTGATGATGATTTAGAATATGTACAAGAAGAATTTACTAATTTTTGTAAAAACCAACAATTGAAGAAGGCCTTAATGTCGTCTGTAGACTTATTGAAAGCAGGCGATTTTGATGGTATTCGTTTTATTGTAGATAATGCTTTAAAAGCAGGACAAGACAAAAATATAGGGCATGAATATGTTAAAGATATTGAAGAACGTTATAGAGAAAATTCAAGAGAAACTGTACCTACCCCTTGGGACAAAATTAATAACTTATTACAAGGTGGATTGGGAAATGGAGATTTTGGTCTCATATTTGGTAATCCAGGAGGTGGTAAATCTTGGTCATTAGTTGCTTTAGGAGGACATGCTGTTAGATTAGGATATAATGTATTGCATTATACACTTGAATTAGGGGAAGAATATGTTGGTAAACGATATGACGCTTTTTTCACCAAAATCCCAGTTAATAAAATAGATTCCCAAAGAGAAAAAGTAGAAGAAATTATACCTCAATTGCCT